TCAGCAATGCAACCACAGTTTGAAGATGAAACTCCAATAAATCCTTTCGATCTATGGAAGGGTGCTAACTTTAAGATTAAAATCCAGACCATTGGTGGATACTGGAACTATGATAAGAGTGAATTTGATGCACCATCAGTCCTAGGTGGACTAGAAGATGATGCACTTGAAGCAGTCTGGAAGTCTCAGCATTCTCTTAAAGAGTTTACTGACCTTAAGAACTTCAAGAGTTATGAGGAGTTATCAGCACGTCTGAATATTGTGCTTAACAAGTCAGCAAGACCTGTAGTACAAACCAACGAGGAAGAAGAGGATTTAGTACCTCTTGCTAGTCCAGTTGTTAAAGCGGACCCTACTCCCACCAAAACCAGTGGGTTTGGTGCTAAAGTAGAAGAAATAGAAGGGGCAGAGGATTCTCCAGACCTTTCTTATTTCGCATCCCTAGCCAACGAAGACTGATGAAACGATTCGCATTTTTGCTCCTATTACTCCCACTAGCGGTTCCTGCTAAGGCAGAAGCACTAACATGGAAAGAGTTTTGGGAGCCATTTGCGGATTCCTACCACCATGGACATTCCCATGGGTCTCCTCACTGGCAAGATTGGAGGTACGATCACCACCATCATAGACCCAGATACAGGAGATGTGAAAGAGTAGTTGATTATGAGAAGTGGATACCTGGTCATTGGGGCAGGTTATCCAACGGTGATGAATATTATGTGGATGGCTACGTCAAGTCGTGGTCAGAGATACGTTGGTACAGATGTTGATATATTATTCGACTTTTTGAACAAGCAAAACCCCCGAAAAAATCGGGGGTATTTTTTTGTCTGAGAGGGTCGCTAGGTATTAATACCCACTAGACCCAAATGAGTTACTTGTAGTATTATCCTGTTGATTAGTTGTTGACGTGGAGGGTGATCCAGTACCTGCTGTGGTTACTGCCACTGTGCTTCCATCCGCTAAAACGTCACCTTCGCTAATAGTGGCACCATTAGTGTCAAACGTCCTAGATGAGTAATCCTCTTGAGCAGCAAATTCGATAGAACTGGTCTGACCGATATTTGTGCTATATGTTGGTTTAACGTTGATAAACTGCTCTTGGACAGTATCCTTAGAAAGCTTGATTTGCTCGAATTCTTCAGTTTCTTGATTTGGAAGATATTGGACTAATGACTCAAATTCCTCTACAAACGCTCCTAGGTATTCTCGCTTTAAAAGGTAAATATTGCGTTTTTGCTCATTTATCTCAGAATGGTATTCATAGTTAGAAACAGGTCTAACGGTTGCTTCCTTATCATAGACGGTACCATCAGCAAAGCGATATGTGAAGGTTTCGGGCACTTGAGTCCCTTCCTTTAAAACCACTCTTCCTTGAGTATCCTTAATTCTTTGAGTTTCCCAGTGATGTATTGCATTTGCTTCATCATCACTTCCATAGGTACTTACAAGATATTCATATAACTCCCCTTCTTCCATGGGCCAATCTTCATACACATTGATGATATTATTGGTCAGTAGTACCACCCAGTCCATTGACATATCACCATAAAATTCCAATGCAACCTGATCTGGTCTTAAACCGTTTGGAATCGTATATTGAGTAAAACCCAAAATAGAGTCTTCTAGGTTATCTCTGATTTTAATCCTTCTAAAGAGATTCTTACCTAAAGTATAAGGATCTACATTATTCTGTCTATAACTGGATGTCCTTACATAGACATCAGGTAGAAATTTGAAGTAGTTTGACATTAGGTATCACTCCTCGATGTTGCTCCTGGGGCGTTTCTGCGTCTACCACCCCTTCTCCATGCTCTACGATTTGCCCAATAATTAGGATTTGACCTAGATCTGTCATTATTGGGATTTTCCCTTGCTGGGGCAGGAGTTCCAGGAGGGGTAACTGTTGGATATGGGAATGAGTTAGTTCCAATGTTGAAATAACCACTATTCCTTGATGTGACACTATCAAAGGATTCCTTCGTAAGGAATTGAGTTTCTTGGAAACTGAGAGTCATGTTATATGACGCAGGACCAAAATCGGTCAAATTATTGCCTGGAGTCCAAGATTGTAGTGATGAGTAATTCCCATCAGGTGCTAAATCTACATCTACACCTTTTAGTACCATTTTGGTTGGGAATTGCATTAATGCACTTAACATACCCCCACCTGAACCATATCCTGGGTTGGATATTGTTTCATCCTTACCATTATCGGTGTATCGTACCACAGCGATTCTAAAGTACTCAGGTAATGTCAACCAGTTATTACCATCCTTTCCAGGAAGCATTGCTTTCCTGAACGTGTCGATTATCTGGTATATGGTCTGGACATCAGTAGTACTTCTTGGTTGCATCTTGAATGAGAACGAGTGATTCCTGAAACTCGTGCCACTAAAGATTGCTTCTTCATAAGGGTTGAATATTTTACCTTGAGTAAGTGCGGATAGGTCATTTCCACTTAAACTACTCATTCCTTGTCCAGTTACACCAACTGTTGCACTAATTGCTTTTGCTCCAGCACCAAATGCCAATGATGGTTTTGCTGCTTTTGCGAATTGTTTCAATTCACCTTTAAATGATGTACCTTCAAAATCACCACCAGATTGCACTATCTTCTGTGCTGCACCAACTGCTGCTGCACCTGCTGGACCTAATGTAACATTCTTATACTCTGCTGTATATTTCTCACTTAACTTGTTGGGAAGATACAAATATACGGTATCAAGCATTTCATCGTGCTCGTGACCATAAATATCTATTTTAAGGTAATCAACCACTCTCGTCGGGAAAGCTGCTTCATCTTTAATAGCTTCTCTGCTATTGCGATTATTGGCTCCTAACGGTTTGGCTGTTGGGAATACTAACGTCATGGCTTACAAAGGAATCTACAGACCTCAAAATAGACATAAGTATAAAGGTGATCCCACTAGGATTATTTATAGGAGTTTGTGGGAAAAAAAATTCATGCACTGGTGTGACAAGAATGTAAACGTATTGGAGTGGGGAAGTGAAGAAATTATCATACCTTACCGTAGTCCTGTGGACAACCGTCCTCATCGTTATTATCCCGATTTCTATGTTAAAGCGAGGACAAAAGACGGAAGACTCGCAAAGAGCATTATCGAAATTAAACCTTATAAACAGACTCTCCCACCGAAACGTAAAAAGCAGAAGTCTAAGACCTTTTTAACTGAGGTAAAGACATATACCGTGAATCAGGCAAAATGGAGAGCAGCGAGGGCATATTGTGCAGATCGTAGAATGACATTCTTGGTACTGACAGAGCATCACCTAGGAGTATGAGTATTTTCACAGACGTTAAAGATTTAGCAGGAGGTGCCATGCAGAGTAAGTCATGGTATCGAGAGCAGTTGCAGTATGGATTGGAATCATATACTGGTGCATTTACTCTGGGTGACATTATATTTTTTAATTACTCAGCAGCGACACCTAACCTACCATTCTGGGATACATTTCCTATGGTTAGGATTACTGATGTAGACTACGATAAGATGCAGTTTTCAGGAGGTAATTTACACTATCTGAGACCTAGTAGTAGGAAAAGTATGGCAAATACATGGGCTGCTGGTAGTATTTCATATCCTATGCGTTGCCATCATAAATACTTTATGAGTAATGTGACAAGTGCATATAATGTACCTCAAGAGGAGTTGGAGGATATGACTCCACTACCTGTGGAACAGTTTGTTATTCAACCGCCTGGATTAGGGAAAACGTTGGAAGTACCTAGTCGGATTATATGGAGTAGACTTAAGTAATGGCAAATGGATTTACAAAGTTCCGTGAGTTAGTAGCTACAGGAGCGAAAGAACCAGCAAGGAGTAATCTGTACTCAGTGAGGATAGATTTACCTCAAGCACTTATGCTGAACGATCGTATATTAAGATCTAGACAGAGAGAGGTGTGGGAGTCTATTAATTATTTTGCTGATGATGTAACAGTTCCAGGTAAGAGAATTACTACTGGTCAGATAAGAGATGTAGGACAGCAACGTAATTTTGCTACTGATACTGCTGCTACAGACCTACAAGTGTCATTTATTGTTACAAAAGATCTAATACATAGAGAATTATTTGAGAAGTGGATGCAATATACTGCTAGTGATGCAGAGAATAGAGTAACAATATACGACGAATATGTAACTAATATTTTAATATCTAAATGGGAGCTAGGATCCAATATTGTCTGGAATGGTATAACCCAATCAGGCAAACAATACGAACAGAGATTAAATAGAGCGACAGGTGTATGGCAGATGTTTGGAGCATTCCCATATGATATGTCAGCAATTAGTTTTAATAATGGACAAACTGATCTTATGAAATTAGATATATCTTTCTATTATGAGAGATATAGATTTGATACCATTGGTGGTGAGGGTACTCGTTTTGATGCGGGTGATCGTCATATCAACTTCTTTAACGAAAGTGCGAATATCATGGGATATGATGTTGAGCAGAAAGATGTTTCCTTCTATGGTGTCTAAATAAAGATAATATAATTAATCGTTATGCCTTTACCCAAGTTAGCCATACCTGAGTATGAAATGGAATTGCCTATTACAGGCAAGAAGTTAACATACCGTCCCTTTCTAGTGAAAGAGGAGAAATTGCTTTATCTCGCTATGGAGTCGAACAACGACAAAGAGATGATTAAAGCAGTGAAGACAATTATTAAAAACTGCACCAGTTTGAAAGGAAAAGTTGAAGATCTCGCAACTTTCGAGATTGAATATATCTTCCTTAAGATCAGATCTAAGGCAGTTGGTGAGGTCAGTGAATTTAAGATTACTGCACCAGATGATGATACAACAAAGGTCGATGTGAGTATACCATTAGATAAGGTAGGAGTAGTTGTACCAGATGGACATACTAACAAAATTGAGTTAGATGGTAATGTAGGTATTAAAATGAAGTATCCATCATTGGATGTATTCATTCAACAGAATCTTACTGATAATCCCGATATTGATGATATTTTTAAACTTGCTGCTGGTTGTATAGACCAAGTATGGGATAAAGAAGAGGTATATGATACCTTTACTAAGGCAGAAGCACTTGACTTCCTAGAAGGACTCAACTCTGAGCAATTCCAGAAGGTACAAGATTTCTTCCAAACAATGCCTAAGTTAGCGTATACTATTCCAGTTTATAATCCTAAAACTAAGGTCACCAGTGAGCTACAGTTAGAAGGTCTAGCATCTTTTTTCGAGTAGCCCTAATGCATGATAGTCTTGAGAATTACTACAAGACTAACTTCGCATTAATGCAACACCACAAGTACTCTCTAACAGAGTTGGAAAATATGATGCCTTGGGAACGTGATGTTTATGTGAATCTTCTTATTGCTCATATACAAGAGGAAGAGAGAAGGCAAAAAATGGAAGAAAACAAGATGTCCCTTTAAATGGCAATTAAATCGTTTGTTACAATTAAACCATTTAAGATTTCTAGTAAGTTAGATGCAGACTTCAATGAGATCCGTAAGGGAATCAATCGTACAGGTGTTGTAACAGAGGGCATTGCTAATAATTTCTTTGAAACCAATACTATCATTGAGTTTCAACGTGACTGGCTTCGCACTGATATAGCAGAGAAGACAGAGAAATTAGATGATAAGGATAAAAAGAAGAAGACTCTATGGCAGAAGAGTATTAATGCATTTCGGAGAATGTTCCGAAAGAAGAAGAGAGATAAGGTAGAGAAGACATTAGAGGAAGCAGAGAAGGAAGCAGATAAACCTGTAAAGAAACGCTTTAATGAGATTAAAGGACCAGTACAGGGATTCCTGAAAAGGATCTTTGGGTTTTTGGATGCCATTATAAGCGGTTTTATATTGTACGGTATCTTCGACTGGATGGATAAGATGCCACAGTCGGCAGAGAAGATATTCAAATTAATATTTGCTATTGGTAAGTTTGCGTTTGCGATACTGGGATTTGGTATCAATGGCATAATGAACGGACTCACCAATATATTTGGTGCATTTGATGAGAATCCTGTTAAGAGAGGACTAAGAGGACTATTAGGAGTCTTCCAGTTATTAGGTGGTATTGCTGCATTTAAGACAGCACAATACTTGATAATGCCATGGAAGGCAATACAAGATTTTAATGGTGTTAGAGAGACATTTGCTAGGAATACTCAGACACAAGAAGAGATAAAGCAGAGTGCTGCTGCAAGACGGACGGGATATAGAGACAAAAAGACGGGAGTAATATACAGTAAGGAGGAGTACGATCAGATCCAGAAGTCTGCTAAGAGAGCAGATGCTAAGAGAGCTAAGGGTGCAGGTAAAGGGTTTAAGTCTGATCTATATCAGAAAAACGCACAAGATAGATTCCAAGGACAATTTAAAGGGGCAAACAAAGGACCACTCAGTAAGTTGAAGCAACGTGGTCGAATAATGGGTAAAAAAGGACTCAAATTCGGCAAGAAAGGTTTTGGTAAGATAGGTAAGTTTGCAAAGGCAAGACCAGGTGCAGCAGCAGGAGGTCTATCTGTATTGGGTGGAGCTGCACGTATAGCATCAGGTATAGCATCAGGTGAGAAGAAGTCTGCTGCTATAGGTGCAGGTGTTGGACAGGCAGCAGGTGGTTTGATAGGTGGTGCAGTAGGTACTGCGTTACTAGGTCCATTTCTAGGTCCATTTGCACCTATAGTTGGTAATGCTATTGGTGGTTTCTTAGGTGAATGGGTAGGTAAGACTCTAGGACCAATCATAGAACCTATATTTGGACCTCTTGGTAGAGCATTCAAGATGTATGGTCAGGTGATCTGGGGTGTAATGAAGGAGGTCTTTGTACCATTTAAAGAGACCTTTGATGCATTGATGGGATTCCTTAGTGGACTAGGTGATTTATTAATTAAAGGTGCTAAAATGGTAGGGGAATTTGTCTCTTTCGTTTTTGGTGCTGCTGTAGATGCAATTAAATGGATCATAAGTCGGGTTATCAATGGTGTTAAAAACCTTATGGCATTTGCCAAGAATCCAATTGGATTTGCATACAAGGTTATAAGGACCAGAGGTAAAGTCCTACAGGTGGGACAAGAAAAATCAGAGGGTGGTGCTGTACCAGTTTATGGTACAATGAAAGACATTTATCCAGTAACAACACCACAGGATTATAGTATGGGCGGTTTAGTAGCAGGTATAGCAGGAGCAATGCTGGCAGGTAGTTCAATGTTTGCACCAGCAATGGCAGAGGGAGGACATATAATAACTTCAAAGATGGGTCAAAGGGGATTCGCTTTATCTCCTGGTATGCACATGGGAGTTGATATTGCCACAGAGGTAGGTGAAGCAATACATGCAATGTCAGATGGATTCGTTGATGCAGTAGGTAAGGATGCTGGATATGGATTCTGGATTAGTTGGGTAGATAGTAAAGGATATGGTCATTTCTTTGCTCATCTTGATAAGATGCCAACACTTAAGAAGGGAGATAAGACATCTAAAGGTACAATATTAGGATATACAGGTAATACTGGTAGATCATCTGGACCCCATCTTCACTGGGAGATGGCATTGGATCCAAAAGACACTGGTAGACCTAAGACAAATGTATTATCAAGGGTAAATCCACTTGATTTCTATGATAAGGAAGCACCATTTGGATCAGGTGGTGGTAATCAACTTCAACCAGCTAAGGAATTATCTTTTGATCCACCACATGTAGTAAAACCTATTGGAAAGGGTGCACAGAAAGCACTTGATGGTCTTGTTGGTCTTTGGAATAAGAGTTATGGGAAGGTGATCCCTCAACTCAAGATCGATCCTGAGCATGCTAATCTGAAGAATATTGCTCAGAAAATAAAAGATAAAGCATTTAGGGATAAGGATGATGAGATGATGCCATTAGTTATGAAGGGTGAGACTACAGTTGTTACTGAACAGGTAATAAATAACAATGGTGGTACTAACGTTATTCCTGTGTACTCACCTACGTCATCAATGTTAAGTTAGTATGGCAGACGCACCTACTGTTAAAGTAAAGAAGGCAGCACTGTATAAGATGGTATCTTATAAGGGTACCAATACTGGTATGCAGGCTGTCATATCTGGTATGAACTCTTTGGGTCAGACCCTTAACAGTATTTCCTTGAACTCTCAAGCAATGGTTGAGGGATGGAGGACTAACATTGCCACACAGATATCTAATAACAAAGCATTAATTAAGAAAGAAGAGCAGATAGCTCAGAATGAGGAGAAGAGAGATAAAGCAAAGCAAGTAGATGAGAAGAAGAGAAGAGGTAAGGCAGCAAGAGATGATGCTGAGAATAAGTCAGAGACACAACCAGCACTCAAGAAGATAGCAGAGGCATTTAAAAAGGGAAGTACTAAAGCATTTGGTGGTCTATTCAGTGGAATAGTTAAGGTTGCCAAGTGGTTATTTGCTATTATGGCAGGGTGGAAAGTCTTTGAATGGATTGAGAAGAATCCTGATAAGGTAGAAGCATTATTTAAAGGTCTTGCACGGATAGGTAAGTTTGTATTTAAGATAGTAGGTTTCTTAGCAGGATCATCCTTAGATGGATTGACTAAATTCCTAGAGAATCCTATTAGTCTGAAAGGATTGTTTGGAGCATTACAGTTCCTTCTATCAGCAGCACCACTATTCTTAGGATTGGCATTCCTTAAGAATCCTATAGGTACAGTAAAAGCGGTAGGATGGGTAATATCTAAACTAGGTGGTGCCTTTGGAGGAATGAAGAAGGCAGCCTTAACAGGTATAAAGAAAGGATTTCAACTGTTCAAGGGTGCTGCTGGTGGTATAAAAGGTGTAGCTAAATCACTCTTACCCAAGGTGGGTAAGTTTATGAGAGGAAAAGGTGGCATGATGCTAGGATCACTAGCTGCTGGATCTGCTGCTGCTATGATAGTTAAAGAGCAAGGTGGTAGTGGAGCAGAGATAGCTGGTGCAGGTGTTGGTGCAGGTGCAGGTCAAGCAATAGGATCTGCGTTGGGTGCTGCTACTGGTATACCTGGAATGGGTATGCTTGCAGGTGCTGCTGGAGGATTCTTAGGAGGTAAAGCAGGTAAAGCAATAGGTGGAGCATTAGAGCCAGTCATTGAACCGATCAAGAAGTTTGTTGGTCAGGTTGGTGCTGTCTTTAATAAGGTAATGGAGCCTATACAGAAGAATTTTAGTGAATTCTTTGTTGTATTGGGTGACTTTATGAGTGGTATACTTGATGCTGTAGAGCCTCATCTACCATTAATCACTAAGATACTAGGAATAGGTGTTAAGGCAATGTTCTTCCCCTTATTCATGGGAATGAAGGCATTAACTACTGTATTGAAATTCTTCTCTCCCAAGGGAGGTGCTGTCGAGGAGACAACTGAAACTACTTCTACTGAAGATACCTTTAGTCATGAAGGTGGAAAAGAATTAAAAGATATGATGGAGGATAGTCGTACTGCAGATAATAACTATAAGGGTGGAGAGAAAGAGAAACCAGATAAGGCTAGAGGTGGATGGTATCAGGAATTTGCTAAGGGTGGTTGGATAAATGGTCCTCAGTCAGGTTACCCAGTTAGTCTTGATGGTGGTAAGTCTACAGCATTCATTGGACATGGTAAGGAGTATGTTGCTCAGAAGTCTAGTGGTGGTGCATTTGTAGTACCATTCGATACACCAGCAACTAGAAAGAATAAAGGATTAACATCCATGAGGATGCGTCAAGCATTGATGGGTGGTTTCTTACCACAGAAGTCAGAGGGTGGTGAAGTAGATCCACCTCAGTTAGTTGGAGCTTATAAGGAGTTTATAACTAAGACTACTGTGGAACCAGGAAAGGAGACACAGAGGGAGAAGGAAAAGATTAAGCATATGTATGCTATAGATGTTAATCATCTACATGAGCATAAGGAACAGATATTAGAGCAGTTACCACCAGGTACGACAATAGATATGCTTCTTAATAAGCAAACTATTGATATAGATCAGAAGAAACTTGCTCAGATCCTAGAGTCTAGTGATGCACATAAGGCATCAATAGAGAGGAGAAGAGAAAAGAATAAGGCATACTTAGAGAAGCATCAACTTGTATATAAAGATCCTGAAACAGGAGCACAAAAGGTTAAGGGTCATTCTTCCTTTGACAGTTCCTTTATGGAAACAGGTGCTAAGTTAGAGACTGCAAAGCAAGATGAAACTACTAAGAAGAAAGAGTTACAAGCAGCAGCATTATCTGGTGGTGGAGGTGTTAATGTAGTTAATGCACCACCTATAGAGACAGGTGGTGGTGGAGAAGATGTGCCAATAGCAATTCCAGGTGAAGATAAGCATGATTCACATGACTATATGGTACCTAAGTTTGGACTTATACATGAGTTCTTGGTTAATCCTTCGGAGTTAATGTAGTATGAGCACCCCTGTAATGATATCAGCAGCACCCCCTATTCCACCCCCACCTGGGACGGTGGAGTTGAAGGGTCAGGCATCCCAGAATTCCAGAGGGATGACGGTAAATAAGATTGAACTTATTACCATGGATGATAAGAAGTGGAATATAGAAGAGATGGTAATGGATTTTGAGTACTTAGAATCTATTGAGTCTCCTTTCCTTCGTTGTGATTTCACTATCTTAGACGCAGTTGATTTTAACTTAATGCTTCAAGGTGGTGAGAAGATTAATGTCAGTATACAGACTGATAGTGCACTCAAGGATGAGAAGTTAGAAGTAACAATGCAGGTCTATAAGATAGGTAGTATTGTTAAGTCTGAGAGAGGACAGATGTATATCCTTCATACTGTCTCACCAGAGATGTATAATAATGAGCAGTTTAAAGTATTCAGAGCATTTGGACCAGGTAAGGGTGCTAAGGATGTAGATAATATCCCTAAGTTTATCACTAAAGAGTATCTTAAAGGAGATAAGAAGATTAAGAAGAATGGATTTGAGAATCACTCAAAGTATACTTTTATATCTCCCAGCTGGAAACCAGTAGATACTATCATGTTCCTTAGTGATAAGATCACCAGACTAGACAAGAGTAGGGGTAGTAATAAGCAATCTGGTTTCTTGTTCTGGGAGAATGGAAATGGATTTAATTTTAGATCTATTGATTCTATATGTGAAGGTGGTGCTACTAGAAACATATACACATACAATTATGTACAGAAAGGTACTGAGCCAGCAAATAAATTATATACTATAGAGAATATACAGTATCCAGATAAGGCAAATCATCTGAAGAGTATGAGGATGGGTGTCTATAAGTCTGCTGCTATAGGTATAGCATTACCATTACCTAAAGAATCACGTGCACCAAAGTCTGCTAAGACTGAAGATCAACCAGGTGGCACTATGAAAGAAGCTATGGTGATGACATATGAAGAACTATTTGGAAAGGCATCTACTGTTGAGAAGGTACCACCATTTAAGACACCAGAATTTTTACAAGAATCAGAGCCAACTAGGATTAAGTTTCGTGCATTACCTGGACTAAAGAATCAGTCTAATCAATCTTTACCTAATAATGGTACTAGATCTGATGATGATTATATGGCAGTAGCAGAGTATGCATCTGCACGTTATACATTAATGAGTGCTATTAAGTTAAACATTTCAGTTCCTGGTAACGTTGGACTGGTTGCTGGAGCTATAGTTAAACTTATTATTCCAGGATCAAGACAGAAAGGTGCCAACGTAAAACAAGATAAAAAGTTTAGTGGAAAGTATGTAATCGCAGGACTGAAGCATACTTACAAGAGAAGTGGTATAACAACAGATTTAGAATTAGTCAGGGATTCCCTACCTCGTAGTGGCGGTTAATAGTATTATTGCTATAATATTCATATAAATAACTATACAGCTTGGGATAGGAACCATGCAAACAATCGAACAGCACATTCAAAGAGATAGGGATCTTGTTGATGATCCACAAACGAATCCTGCTGCACGTCGTCACTTCAAAGAAGAACTTCATGAACTCGAAGTGTATGCAGAGCACCATGCAGCAGAGATCGAGGCAGGTGATCACCATGATCCAAATGCAATTGAACTCTTTTGCGAGATGCATCCAGACGAGCCAGAGTGCTTAGTTTACGACGACTAAATACACTGGAGTCCAATGTTATTCGGCATGCAGTTCAATGAACAAGAGCTTCACCAGTTAAGGGAAGCTTGTATCAATTTTCAGAACACAGTAAAGTCATCATCTCAGATACGTGATTATGACCATTTAATTAGTAAGATAGATAATTATAAGGAAGAACATTCTTGTGATGACTACTGTAACTGTGAAATTCATAGACCTTATGGAAGGTCATTATCGAAACCAAAGACAAGCGATGAGCAACCCTTCGAGGTGGCCTCAAATCGATATTCGTCTTTCGATGTTGTCGGAACGGCAGATTGAAGCGAAGTCTTGGTACAAATATAAGGGTGAGGAAGATCCCTATAATATAATAAGATACGATCTGGAGGAGATAAATGAAAATCTTATTTACTCCAAAACGTATAATATTCTTACTGATAAGCCTTCTTGTCCTTTCATATGGCAGTATGTGGACAACTGGTGGTATGGGAATCTTGATGGAGAATGCATACAGGGTAAGACACGGATGGTCTCAAAGATAAGATTTAACGGACAAGAATATAGAGCAATAGATACTGGTTATGACTTAGAAACTGGTGCCTTCCGTTGGGGTAAAGAAGAGACAGAAGGTGAATTTCTTTTCACAAGACTTGCTAAATAGAAGAAAAGATTATATACAATGAGTAGATCTGGTACCGATTTTTTAGGAAAAGATGGATATACCTGGTGGGTAGGCGAGGTCGAGCATGTCGATGACCCTTCACAGCTAGGTCGTGTCAAGGTGCGTATCCTAGGTTGGTATACAGGTAGTAAGAGTAAAGAAGCATATACTAAAGATGTCCCAACGGAGATTCTTCCTTGGGCTACTGTACTGTTACCTTGTGACCAACCACAGACTAAAGGTGCAGGTACATCAACAGAATTACAACCAGGTGCATGGGTATTAGGTTTCTTCCTCGATGGTGAGGGAGCACAGATGCCATGCGTCTTAGGTGCGTTCAGAGGTTTCCAACAAGAGAAGGCAGATAAGAAGACTACTATTGCAGACGCTAAGAACGCTGAGAAGAATAAGACTAATACCAACTCACAAAAGGATCTAGGTGGTCAGGACGCAATGAATGGTAATCCATTCCCTAAAGTCCAGAGTATTTCACCAGGCGATGCAAATGGTGCTCTTGAAGAAGCAAGAGGTGGTATCAGCACTGCGGTACAAGTATTACCAGGTAATGCTGTAACTAACCCATTTAAACCACCAGTTAATGCTAATGGTATTGGTGATGGTGTTGCAGGTCCAGCAGGTAAAGGATTTGAAACTGACCTAACAAGGATGTTAACTGAGTTAGGTGAGATGGCATCTACCATGGCATCAGGTCCAGGTGGATTTGTTTCTGTTGCCACAGGTAATAAGATGGCAGGAGATAAGGTAAGGGAGCATCTAGGTAAGATTATTAACTTCCTATCCAGTGGTATCTCTGGTATCCTTGCACCTTTAAAAGAATTACTAGCAAAACTAATTGCTGAGATTGTAGCGATACTTGTTAAGATTGTATCTCAGTTTGTTCCTATTGTCGTCATCAACATGTTGATGTCATTCTTATCACAGATCTTTGATCTATTCTGTGCTAAGAAACCAATGTGGTTGGGACTGGTGCAGAGTGCGTTGTCGGATACGGTGAACTTTGCGAACCAGATGGCAGCGTTAGCTGTCAATAAGATAGCTACGTCTGCAATTGGAACAGCAATCGATTCTGCTGTTAAGGGATTAAGCAACCGTATCCTTTCTGGTATCACTTCATCAATGAATCGTGTAAGAGATGTTGCGGGTGATGTCATAAGTGCTGTTAGTACTGCTAAAGGTATGGCAGGGGCAGCAAGGGCGTTGGGTGATACAGTCCAGATGATTATGGAGTTTGACTTCACATCATTGGATTGGGGATCTCTTTTACAGATCCTATTAGCAATTCTAGGTGCTCTATTTAAAAAGAGTTGTAACAGGAAGATAAAGAGGCCGAAGTCTAAGGCGTGGTTCCCACTGATAGGATCCACGGAGTGCGATAATATAGAGGATGCTATTAAGGGCACAGGTTTTGACAATGTTGACCAGGTATATGGTGGTGGAGATTCTATATTTGATAAGATTGATAATGTAACTCAGAAGATAAAGGAGACTGGTAGTTACATCGATAAGATGTTCCAGAACATTAACCCATATCTAATGGAGACTAAGACATCTCTTAATGGGGCTAAGGTTATTAATGATGCTACGCCAGGTAAAGAGAAACAGATAACGTCAGGTCCAGGTGGCGTGACGAGTTTCCAAGACTCTCATGGTAATGAGCACGTTAACGTACCAAATAACCAGACTAAGATCATTGCTAAGGATAAGTGTGAGACTATTAAAGGTAACTACTGTCTAACAGTTGAGGGTGATTTCTATCTTAAGGTCATGGGTAACTACCATGAAGAGATAACTGGTGCTAAGAATGAGCATAACTCACAAGGACCACAGTCTGAATCTGGTGGTGAGTCTGAGACTCCAGATACCAGTGGTACAGGTGGTGCTACTGCTGAGACAGATACTAACGTAACTTCAGGTCAGATATCTAGTGAGACACAGAAACAAGCAACTGCAAACAATCTAGGGTCAGGTGGTAATTTCCTAAACTATACGTCTGCTGTAACAAGAGAAAGGGATAGAGTCCTTAAAGAGCAGAATGTAGGTGGTTTCTATCCAGTAGATCAGATACCATATGCACCTGATGCTGATAGATTTGGTAGGACACCAACAGGTCCACAATTAACTGGTAAACTTAATGATACTACTGAGCAGAAGTCTGCTGCTAGAAAGGAAGGAGACCATGATATAGCATATACTGGTGAGATTAAGATACAGGGTGCTAAGGTTAGTATCGCTGCTATCGAATCGTTAATGATTAACTCACAAAACGTTAAGATAGAAGGTAATACTATTGAAAATATTGCTGATGGTGAGATAGTTAACCAAGCAAACTTTATTACATCATTCCTAAATGCAGGTAGATTTGAGTTTATTGCACTATTCAATCCATTTGCTGCATTAACTGGTCAGTTTACTATGGTTAAGGGTGCTATTGTGGATATCACATGTGACCTACCATTCCCTGCTGCTGCACCACCATCACAGGTTAGGATCTCGATTGGTACCCAAGTCCCATCCAGTATGGCAGACATCCTAGCAGGTTCACAAAACGCATTACATGCCACTTTCGTAGCTGCACCTACTGGGGTCATCGCTGAGTTTGTGCCTTCAGGATCCCTGATAAACCAGGTGGTCACTGGGATGGCATCCTACTCATGTGCAACTGGATACCTTGCTGCTGGTTGTGGTTTCGGTCCTTGTCAAATTTATGGCTTGCCAGTTCTCCTGAACTAGTGTATACTTGATAGGAAGCGACTCTCTAAACCATGAATGACTATGATGACGACCAATACCTAGAGCACATCTGGGTTAACATCCCTAAGAGGACCATCAAGATTATGGCAAACGATGGGGTTGACGAAGTTATACAATGGCATTTTAATGAGGATGGTACCGAAGGTTTCACCGAGACTTTAGCTACCTTTAACGAATATATACCAGAGGAGATGATAACGTACCTATGAATATTATAGATTTATCACAAACAGAATTTGAAGAGAGTGTACCATTCTCACTTAAATTAGTAGAGAAAGGACATACCTTGAGAGTAACTACGCATAATGGAATTGTGTGTATTGTCTCACCTGTTGCGTCAGTTACTAGAGAAGATGCTAATATAGATATACCAAGTCCAGAAGAATTCAAACCAGATCCTGTTGGCACACGACAGTTTGTGGAGGAAGCACTGGGTGAAATGACAAACGCACAAGGTTTTCCAATATGAGAATATTTTTAGACACTGCCGAGACCTCTGTTATTAGAGAGTACTATGCGACAGGTCTAGTTGATGGGGTCACTACAAACCCTACACTTATTATGAAATCAGGTAGAGATCCAGAGGATGTCTATTCTGAGTTAGCAGACATTGGTCTACAAGATATCTCTATGGAGGTTGTAGGTACTGGTGACGAAATGTTAAGCGAGGGCCGTCGTTTAGCTCAAAAGTTTGGAGATGTTGCTACAATTAAAGTACCATGCACACGAGGAGGACTCGCTGCATGTAAATTATTATCCGAGGAGGGAATTAAAGTTAATGTTACGCTTATATTCAATGCTGCTCAGGCTATCTTATCTGCAAAGGCAGGTGCTACGTACGTCTCTCCTTTTATTGGGAGGTTGGACGACAATAGCGTTGCTGGGTTGGAGGTTGTCCGATCAATAAGCGAAGTGTATAGAGTGCAGAATGTAAAGACACAGATACTTGCTGCATCTATTCGTGACGCATATAAAGTAACTAGAGCATTCTGGAATGGTGCACATGTTGTTACTATGCCACCTAAGATCTTAGGTAACATGTATAAGCATGTCCTTACTGATGCTGGATTAGATAAGTTTGATGAAGATTGGGCAGAAGTACAAGCACAAATTACACAGAGACAAGCGTATGAACCACCTGCTATTGCACAAGGTGTAAGACATGGTGGGGATTTAGATGCTATCTGAAGAGGGAGTTGAATTTATCAAACAATATTATCCCATTCCTGATGTGACATGGGATGATGTTATCAACAAGCTCGATGAAGATGTATTAGATGGTGATTGGGGATATTCTAATGAAAAGTACCCCGATGAAATTTTACCAGTAATAGTTGGCACTGGAAGTTATATTCCTGAGAATATACGTCCGATATATGAAGCAGTGAGAGAAGATGTAGGTATGACTTGTATGCATACCTACATTTCTTTTTCTAAGTTATCAGATACATTTGGCCGACATAATGATGATATGGATGTTTTTATTGTACAAGCAATAGGGGAAACGTCCTATAAATTTGATACAGGAGTGTGTCATAGACTGGAACCTGGAGATGCTATCTTCATACCTTCCTATGTTTATCATCATCCTTTTAATCATGGACCCCGATGTTCATTAAGTTTTTCAACCTATGGAAGAGATTGAATGGGATTACGAAGATCTAAAGAAAGCATTGCTTGACAGTGCGTCAGACTATGATAGAATAGTCCAAAGTATGAAACAAAATGACACTAAAGACAGAAAAGAGACGAGCACAGGTGAAGAGTAGATTTTATTATATCTTCTGGGGTGCTGCTACAGTATCAGTATTCATTGGACAGTTATATGTTGGATCAGGATATAGACAGTTTGCAAATTCTTTGAATAGATTGTTTGATACTATTGAAGTAGAAGTAGAGAGACCTAGATTCTATTAGTACATAAAAAATCCCCCTATAAAAGGGGGAAGATACCAAAGCCACTCGTTTTAGTGTGGAAAAGTTTGAAACACTTTTGGATCTAACAAAGAAGATCTAGACATATTTTTTCCTCTTCCTTGCCGTTACTTTGAAGCATACAAGCGAAGTAATCATCGATTAATTCATCTTGTGGAGTTGATAAGCAACGGTCATCCTTAAAGTGCTTCCACTCAGCTAATTGATTTTGTGGCATATTCATGTAATGGTATCTCCCTAGATTTGAAAACATAATAAATAAGTTTTAACTCATTTATATTCCCCAATTCTACCACTATTTATAAGATTTATGTGTGTAATCACTGATACAATTTACAAATATTATTGCCTAGGAGAATATGCCTAATCCAAACCAGTTATGGGAAGATATGGAGAAGTTGAACATGATGTACGAGGAACTTATGTGGGATCCCGATGATGAACTTGATTTTTCAGCAGATTACGCTAATGACTGTATCATTATAAGGAATAAACAGAGACAGCTCCCCTAGTGTTATAAATAAAACTGTAAGAATTGTGTTGAAATTCTGTGGCAACTAAAAGAATATCCCAGTTAGAAACAATCTCTAATGATCTGGTAACTGGTGAAGCTATTCTTCCTATTGTTATCTCTGACCCTCTAATACCTAATAGAAAAGCGAAGATTAACCAGCTTTTCCGTGGACTTAGTGCAGGTAGTCAGACTGCACCAGGACTAGCTTTTGACCTTGACCGAGATTCTGGAGTGTATCAAAGTGCGATCAATGAAATTGGTCTAACTTTTGGTACTGCTGCGTTCTATAATAGTAGAAGGGAAAACACTGATGGATCATCTACTCTGCTAGTCAGAGCGATTGATACTGCATCAGCTACATCAAGTATCGAAATGACCCCTCAAGGTAGTGGTTATTTCACAGTCGCTGGACCTATTATCCAGACTGACGTGCAATTTTATTTACAGGGTGACCAAAACCCTGCTAAGAGAGCACATTTTAACGTAGATACTATTTCTACACAGTCAGGGACAAGACGTTTTGATCTACCTAACGTAGGGACAAACACCAGCACTACTCTAGTTGCTAACGACACATTCCAAACTCTAACTAACAAGACTATCCTTATTAAGGATGCTGAGTTACAGATCACAGGTACCACAGATACCGCAAAGATCGCTAAGTTTGAGTGCGACGCATGGGAATCACCTGGTGCACATACATATAAGTTACCAGACTTCGGAGCAGCACAGACACAATCTACACTCCTTGATGACATTTCTACACAGAATGTCTTCAATAAGAATATGGTTAACCCCACATTCTCTAATACACCTTCCGATGATGAGAACAATCCTACGAAGTACGTAATCTTTGATTCATCAGAACTCACACAGGATAGACAAGTTACATGGCCAGACCTTAATATTAAGGTTGTTGGTGAGGCATCGTCTCAGACTATTGAGAATAAGGTTTACAAAGGAGCAGTATTCTGCGATACCGACCCTTCTGATGGTCTAGGTCGTAAGATACAGTTTGATCTATCAAATATCGAGGATAATAAGACTTATCAGTTTAGTTTCCCAGATGATGATCCTGCTGCACCATTAAATAATGGTACAGCGTCAAACGTCCTCGTCGCTGAGAGGAAGACTCAATTCCTCTACAATAAGACGATGGAATTGATGAAGATAAATAACCCAGATAACGTCAACGGTTTAGTGACCCTTGACATGTCTAATATTACTGATGGGGTATCAATTCAATTCCCGAATGCCGATGCAACGCTACTTTCAACTAATAACATTAGTGATGTTGCTATTAGTTTCGGTGGAGCACTCGCAGCACCTGTCCTAGGTGGGCAAATTAGACTACAACAACACTTTATGTCAGGATGGTAAGTAAACAATGACCGCAGGAAGACTAGCTGCTGACAAACCAGGAGCAACAACAAATACAGTTTTATATTCGTGTCCACCGACACTCAGTGGTAGCACAGTCTTGAATGTGTGCAATCAATCTGGATCAGGTGTTACATATAGGGCTGCTCTCAGGGACTACGATCAAGTCCTTCACTTGGATGGACCAAACACATCCACCTATAAGTTTGCAAAGGGTAATCCTATTACCGCTTATAAGATTCAGTTACAACCAGGATTCCAGTATTCAGAAGCGATTCCAGGAACTGAGTTTACTACAACTAATAACGCAAAGGCAAAGATACTTGATGTATTCAAACCTACTTCAGACGTTAATCTTTATACCATAGTTAAAGAAATCAGTCAGACTGACTTAGGTGCTGACTCACTTGCAGGTACATTTACAGGGGGTGAGACACTAACAGGATCAACTTCAAGTTTTACTGCTATATTCAGAGGTATCGTTGGTACCACTCAGACATGGTTACAGTATACTGACGCAGCATCAAACGCCACTTCAGTTAGCATCTCTCGTAATACGGGTCTTGCTGACGGGATGTATATCAACATTGGTCCTGCTGCATCTGCTGATACTGAAATTGCAACTATCAATGCTGGTGGTATTAACACTTCCACTAATGAATTAACAATCACTAGAGGTGCACTAGGCACTACTGCTGTTGCTATTAAAGCAGGTACCGCAGTAAATGCTTGGTCTGAATCGGCAACCACAACCACCATTGATGAAGGTGGTACTTATGTTGCAGGTGATGGCACATTGACAGTGGTAGACTCCACTGGATTCATTACTGGTGGTATCATAAAGATTGATAATGAGTTACTAGCAATTACTGATGTCGCAGGTAATGACCTCACTGTAGAGAGAGGACGTTATGGTACTGCTGACGTTGACCATAACAATGGTGTTGGTGTAACTCTATTAACAGACAATGGACTATATCTCCTAAACTATTTCACAGAGGGTGAAACAATTACTGGAGCACAGTCTAACGCATCTGCATCTCTAAACTTTAGTGTCAGTTCTGCTGCTACTATCGTTACTAAGTATCTTACTACTTCAACTGGACCATCTGCTACTGACCATCTATACAGTCAGATAGCACAGATACAGATAGACAGGACGTATAAGTGGGATCTAAGTGATGCTTCTTGTAATAACTATCCATTAAAATTCTCAGCAGATGATGCTGAAGGTACTAATGGAACAGGTACTGAGTATACTGCTGGAGTCAGTAAGGTAGGTACTGCTGGCACTGCTGGAGCATATACATCTCTTGAAGTGACAGAGAATACAGCAACGTCACTATTTGCATACGCAGATGGCACACCTGCTGGATCAACTACTGGTATTGGTTTCCAAGCAAACACAGATACCACTCCTTCTTATGAAGAGATATACATCTATGATGTATCTGGTGAAGCTATAGTACAAGGAGACACCTTTACTATTAACCAGATCACTCAGACTGTCCAGGCAAATGGTGTTACTCCAGGAGCATTTGGATATGTCCAGTCATATGATGCTGATCAATGTCATTTGAAAGTATCATTAGGTGTAGGATCAACTGCATTTGCAGCAAATGATGGATTCTACGATTCACCTACATTAAATAATGGCACACGTACCATGACTACAGTTAGGACTGGTAAAGCATTGACACTGAATAATATCGGTGGTGCTGATGCCTCTCGTAGTGCTGGTACCTATGCAAGCATTTCACCCAACGCAACAGGTGGATCTGGAGATCTAACGACTTCTAAGTTTACTGTTGTAGTTGATGGATCTGGAGCAGCAACTATCACTATCATCGATGGTGGATTTGGACATGCTGTATCTGATACACTCACCATTAATGATGCACAACTAGGTGGTGGTGGAGGTGCTGCATTAACATTTGATGTTGCTTCAATTAGCACAGGTGTTAATACAGATCAGACAGGAATATATGATGGAGAGGATTATCTATTCTACGGTAAAGCACTTAGTGCAAATACAACTGATAAGAATACATCTATTATAGTTGGACCTGGACAGAATTTACTTGTATATTCTAGTGCAGCAGACATTAGTTATTCAGTTAATGGATTTGAAACACAGTCCGATGACTTCCCTGTGGTTAACATGACGAAAGTGAGCTCTAGTGCAGGTGGCGGTGGAGCAGCCTAATAAATAACAATATAGGATTCTAAAAGAATGGCACTAACTCGTCTTAAAAATATCATTACGTCGAGGACTGGACGTATTATATACGTCAACCCCGACGATTTTGATGCATCGGATGCATTTGATAACCGAGGTAACTCTGCTTTGCGTCCTTTTAAGACGTTACAACGTGCATTCCTAGAAGTAGCAAGATTTTCATATAGAGTGGGTCTATCAAACGACGAGTTTGATGCTTTCTCTATCTACCTCTATCCATCTGAGTATGTGATAGACAATAGACCTGGTTTAACTGACTATAATCAGATCCAACCATTTAATGAGAATACTAACTTTGACCTCACTTCCCCCTCTAACGAGCTTCATAAGTTCAATTCAACTTCTGGTGGCGTTGTCGTACCCAGAGGTTGTTCAGTCGTGGGATCCGACCTCAGAAGAACTAAGATTGTACCTAAGTATGTACCGTATCCAACAGTACAAGGATCCCTAGGTATCACTGCTGCTAACGAACCAGTTGAGTCTGCTATATTCAAACTCACTGGTGGTTGTTATTTCTGGCAGATGTCATTCTTTGATGGAGATAACACTGGTGTATACTATCGTGATGACCTATCACAGATAGCACCAAACTTCTCACATCATAAACTAACTTGCTTTGAGTTTGCTGACGTACCAGACTTAGAGTTATACTATCAAAAGATTTCAAAAGGATACGCAGTTATCCCTGACACCTCTGGTATCATCTCACAAGACCAGATGCAACCAAGGGTCGAAGAAAACAGAATTGTTGGTCCAATTTCAGATGAATTTGCTGTATCACAGATCATAAGAAATGGACAAACTGCAACAGCATTTACAGTCGATGAGCTTGGCAACCCGAAGAATCATGGATTCTCCGTGGGTGTCGCTGTTAATATATCTGGTGTTACTGGTCCTACTGACCAAGATGCTCTCCTCTATAATGGATCATTCTTGGTAACCAGTGCACAAGGAAACCAATTTACGTACCAGATGTCTGCTGAGCCATCAGGTAACGCACTAGGTAACAACGTCCTAGTTAAGGTCGAGATTGATACAGTTGACTCTGCATCACCATACGTCTTCAACAACTCCTTACGATCTGTATGGGGTATAAATGGTATGCATGCAGATGGAGCAAAGGCAACTGGATTCAAATCTATGGTTGTTGCCCAGTTTACAGGTATATCGCTTCAGAAAGATGACAGAGCGTTCGTACTTTACAACCAAACTACTGGGGCGTATGAGCCCCAAGCTTCGGGATCTGGTGCTCACATTAATGGACTCGCCAAATACCGAAAAGGATGGAGACACAGACACATTAAAGCGTCCAACGACGCATTCATTCAGGTCGTCTCGGTCTTCGCAGTTGGATTCGGGGATCATTTCTTCTCTGACTCAGGAGGAGACCTCTCGATTACCAACTCGAACTCAAACTTTGGTAACACTTCTCTCCGATCTAAAGGCTTTAAAGCAGCAGCATTCACGAAGGATAAAGCTGGACAATTAACTCACGTTATACCACCTAAATCTTTGAGTGATGTTGAGGAGATATCTATCAACTGGGTGACCATTGATATCACAAAGACAAGAAGTGTTGCAGACCCAACAAAACTATTTCTCTACGGTTATACGGTAGAGACAGGCCGACCACCAAGTAAGATTCAAGGATATACTGTAGGTGCTAGAAGGGATGATGTTAATACCCCTGATAGACTATATGTGCTCTTGATTGCCTCTGGTGCGTCTGAACCTACTACACACTATGCTGAGATTAACCCAAGTGGTACCACAGTTACAGGTACTAGAGCAGGTGATGATGATTCACCAATTAAATGGGATGCTACAAATAGTCAGTGGTATATACAAGTAGATGGAGCACAGAATACCATCTATACTACATTACAGGCACAGTCACTATACCAGAACCTAGGATTTACACCTACCACATTCATTAGAAGGATTCCCGATGCTAGAAACTTGGTTGATAGGTTATACAGGTATCGCTATGTATTGGACAAGGATGCATTCCCTGTTCCAAGACAGCCCATTACTGGTTTCGTTCTTCAGCCACGAAGTAGTGAAACCAACTCTCCAGCATATAGTAAAACCTATTACATATATTCTGTAGAAACACATCAAGTATTTGAAAGAGGTGTGACGGATGGTATCTATTATCTGACTATTCTTAATGCGTCAGTGTCACCATCAACATCTAACTTCAATGAGTTTGCATTCTCACAGGCAACGGTTGACCTCTACCCTGCATTTGACAGAGACAACCCAGTAGCAGACCCAACCGCTTCAGTATCCATAGCAAGTAACGAAACTCTTGGAGTTGTTACTACTACTGACGGTGCATCTCCTACACCTAATGAGGACACACAAAGATCTATCACTAAGGAAACATCTCAGTTCCTATTACTAGAGACAGAGAACAACTTAGGATATAATACTACTTCAAACGTATTGAATGGTATCTCAGTTACAGCACGACTAGGTGATGCAGAAGATCGTAAGATCGCACTGAAGTTGAATGCTGATAACTCAGTACAACCTATACTCTGTGAATTGCGAAGATACTCAATCCTCAGAGCATCAGGTCACACGTTTGAATACCTAGGATTTGGTCCAGGTAACTACTCAACTGCATTCCCATCTACACAGGTAGAAGTACTAACGCCAGCAGCAGTCAGACTATCACAGTCACTGAAAGAAGCAGCAGGTGTTGCATACTACTCTGGTGTTAACAGTGATGGTGAGTTGTTTGTTGGTAACCAGGTTATCAACCCAGTTACAGGTCAGATCACTAACGAAGATATTGCTCAACTTAACGTGTTGGGTGAGGAAGGTACCACTATTGAAACCTTCTCAGAGATTGTGCTTACCGATAAACTAACGGTTATTGGTGGTGCATCTAACCAATTGGAATCAGTATTCTCTGGTCCTGTTACATTCCAGAAGAAAGTAACGGTTCAGGATATATTCCAGACTCTAAACTTTACCTTATCTAACGATGATGGTACTGTTTTGAGAAATACTTTCCTTGCTGAAGATGACGGTACTGGTAACCCAGTAACAGAGGTAGGGGCAGCATATAATAGTGGTGACATAGCATATAACGTAGACTGGACACCAGGTACGTTTATGGGATGGATATATGACTCAGGCGTTTGGTATAAGTGGGGTCTGAGTGATACAGCACCAATACAATCTAGTAGATTTAGTGGTGTAACACATTATGGTATCGGTGAACCACCAGATGCACTCAATAGAATGAAGATTACAGGTAACGTTAAGGTTACTGGTGATATTGACGTAACTGGTAAGTATGGTTGTGCAGATAAGTATTCACTCGCTACGGGTGTAAACTTAGGAAATAACGGGGTGATGTATGCAGGAGATGGTATTACAACTTCCTTCGCTATATCTCCAGGACACACAGCATATTCATTAATGGTATTTTTAAATGGTGTCTGTCAGAGACCAGGAATTGACTATACAGTCTCATCTAACGCATGTGACTTCTCAGTTGGTACCACACCTCAGACAGGAGACAACATTCAAATTCGTGAATTGGTCATCTAAATAGTACTATAAGGAGGGTGATTAATGTCCACCAAAATAATTGGTAATCAGATTGATGCCACAACTAGAGCAATTATGGAGGCGTTGCAGTTAACAGAGCAACTTAACCTACCATCTCTGAACCAAGCAGCAGTAACAGCACTCGGTGCACCTGCCTATGGTACTTTGGTGTACAACTCTACCGAGGACATGGCACAAATCTATAAGGCCGATGCTGCCCAGGGTGTGCCAGGATGGACAGACGTAGGTGGAGGTGGTCCTTCAGTTGGTGAGAATAGTATAATCAGGACTAATGGTACCACAATATCAGAGAATTTAACAATAGGTCCAGTTGCTAACGGTGGTGTAGAATTTACCAACGGTTTTAGTGCAGGTCCTATTACGATTGCGAATGGATATACAGTAACTATTGAAAACGGTGCATCATGGAACATCATTGGTGGTGAAGGTGATGTTAACTTTGAAGCAGCGTCAGTAACAGCAGTAGATATAAACTCAACAGGTATACTTCATTTCTCAGAGACGAAAGAGAGTATCACATATTATAATGCTAGTGGTAATGTTTCCCACGATTTTGATAACAATAATACTATTTGGATAGTTAAATCATCTGACGGAGACTGGACATTATCTCTTACAGATGTACCAGCAAATGGTTGTGGATATGGTATAACAGTTATAGTAGAGAATGCTGGTGGAGCAGGTATACCAAATGCACTTAATATCAACGGTGTATCACATAGTATACACTGGGCTGGAGGATCACCACCAGGACATAATGAGACTTTGATTGTAGTATCCTTCGGTATAGTTGATAAACCACCTGAAAATGCTGATACTGGTGAGTCATACACTGTATTTGCATCAGGTGTTAACTACGCAGGTTAACCATGTCGGCATTCGGTTTTAAATCAATATTTGTCCCAACTGGTAGGGGTATGGCCCATACTGGTGGTATGGGTGGTGATGGATCGACTGGTGGTGGAGGAGGAGGACCAAGTGGACCTACGGGAGCATACGGACGTGCACTCAATTTGAATACAGCATTACAGGGTTCTGGATGGTCATATAATAACTATAGTAGTATAATTAATAAGATACAGGAGTATCAGTTCATGGTAGTTGCCACACCTAGATATGGTGCTATGGCAGAATCTATGGGACAGCAGAACCCTGTTACTGGTGGTGGTTATTTCTATCGACAAGAATTTGCTAGTGGTAACCAGATTGAAAACTCTGCTGGATTTCCTAATCCAACATATAATGGTATACCTTTCTTAGGAATGGTAGGTTGGAGAGATAGTACCTATTATGGTATTCAATTCAACTTCTATCGTGACTATGGATCTAGAGATTTGAGAGGACTATTCTATCCAGTACAGTGGAGGAACCTCTACACATTTGTTATAAATGCTAATGGTAGTGAGAGAGATGAAGGTAGTAGTAGTGCACGAACCTATTTCTCTGACAACAGTAGTCAGGGTAGTAATGGATATTATCAGGACAACAGGTTCTCTGCTGATGATGGTGTCTGGGGTTGTAACATGATAGGTGATGTCAACGGTGACTCACCTGGTCCTCGATTGAGTAACAACTCAGGTTATAGTTATGGTTGCGAAAACTATCATGCTGGTGACTCATCTGGTCCCTCACAGTATTTCTACTGGGGTGGTCAGTATTCATCAACATCATATACGTTCTTCGTGTTTAGAGGAACCGCATAAATAAATACATATAGGAAGATAGTAATCACATGGCACAGTTAAACCTGGGAGCTATTAAAGATACGGCAGGGATCGGAGGTTTCACCTTCAGTTCTGGTGGCATTACAGCGAACGGCACCTTAACTGTTAATGATCTGGTTATCAACGGCAATATTGCTGGATCTTCTGCATATATTCTCCCAAGTCCATCAGGACAAACCGATAAGTATGTTACCAATAATGGATCCAACCTAACGTGGGGTACATTATCAACAACTTCAGGTGTGAGATCGATGCAGGTCTGGACATCTAATGGTACATGGAGTAGACCGAATGGTGTTAAAACCATTATGGTTACTGTCACTGGTGCTGGGGGTGGTGGATCTGGATATACTGAATCTGGTGGTGCTGGAGGTACTGCTCAGAGACAGGTTGATGTTACTAATGTTTCGTCAGTTTCGGTCACAGTAGGTAATCCAGGTGGAGGTTCTAATTACTCAGGTTGCGGTGGGTCTGGTAACTCATCAAGTTTTGGTGGGTATTGTAGTGCCTCTGGAGGTTACGGAGCCAATTGCAGAACTCAACATGCAGGTGGTATCGGAGGTAACGGATCTGGAGGGTCTCTAAATGTCTATGGTGGTGGAGGAAACGGTCACGGTTCTCACCACAGTTATGGAAACCATACTGCTGGATCTAGTTACTGGGGTGGTACTCAACCATCATCTCACTCACAAAGAAACTATGCACACAACCATCAAAGTCATTGTGCATGGGGATCAGGTGGTAACGGAGCACAGCATGGTGGTCGAGGTGCTAGAGGACGTGAAGGAGTCGTCGTAGTGCATGAGTTCTACGGATAAATAACACAGGACAGATTTAACTTATGTCTAAGCTAAAAGTTGCAGCACTAAAAGATTTAACAGGATCCCAAGGGTTTATGCTCTCAGGGGGTGGTATAACTGCGACGACCACTCTAACTGTTTCAAATTTGGTCATTAACGGTGCTATAAGTGGAGGATCTACTTATAACGTGCCTGATCAGGGTGGTAATGCTGGTAAGGCATTGAGATCTACTGGTGATGGTTTTGAATGGGCAGAAGTATCAGCAGCATCTGGTATTCGCTCTATGCAAGTTTGGACATCTAATGGTACATGGACTAAACCAACTGGTGTCACGAGTATTATTGTTACTGTAGTAGGTGCTGGTGGAGGTGGCAGTGGATTCTGTGAATCTGCTGGTGCTGGTGGTACATCTGAGAGAGTTATTGATGTTACCAACGTATCTTCAGTATCAGTATCAATAGGTAATCCTGGCGGAGGTACAAACTACGCTGGATGTGGAGGAAGTGGTAACTCATCAAGTTTTGGTGGTTATTGCTCTGCTTCAGGAGGATATGGTGCAAACTGTAGACAGCAACACTCAGGAGGTATTGGAGGAAACGGATCAGGTGGTACTCTGAATATTTACGGTGGAGGTGGTAACGGTCATGGATCATATTGGTCATTCGGATCACACCAAGCAGGTGCTTCATCAATGGGAGGTTCGCAACCATCATCCCATAACCAAATGAATTATGCTCATAGGCATCAATCACACTGTGCTTGGGGTGCAGGTGGTAATGGATCTGGTCACGGTAACCGTGGTGCCAGAGGTCGTGAAGGTGTCGTTATCGTTCAGGAGTTCTTCGGATGAGTGTTCTTAAAGTATCAGGAGTATCAGACCTTGCTGGATTGGGAGGATTTTCCTTCAATTCAGGTTCTATCACTGCCAATGGAACACTACGAGTCCAAGATATTAATATCAACGGTGATATAACAGGGTCATCAAATTACAATATCCCAAACCTTTCAGGTAATACAGGTAGGTTCCTAAGCACTGATGGTACCAATCTGATTTGGTCTACAGATTTTGAAGGTGGTGGAGGTGGAGCAGGTTTCAGATCTATGCAGGTCTGGACATCTAATGGTACTTGGAATAAACCAAGTAACTGTAAGTCCATCAAGGTAGTTGTAGTCGGTGCTGGTGGCGGGGGATCTGGTTATTGTGAGTCAGCAGGTGCTGGTGGATGCTCACAAAGAGTTATTGATGTTACTAACGTATCATCAGTATCAGTAAGTATTGGTAACCCAGGTGGTGGTACAAACTACTCAGGTTGCGGTGGTAATGGTAACAGTTCTTCCTTTGGAGGATACTGCTCTGCATCAGGTGGATATGGTGCCAACTGTAGGACACAACATGCAGGAGGTATCGGTGGTAATGGATCTGGTGGAAACCTCAACATATATGGTGGAGGTGGAAACGGATATGGATCATGGGGTAGATATGGTAACCACAACTGTGGAGTATCATACATGGGTGGATCTCAACCTTCGAGTCACAACCAAGCAAACTATGCCCATAGACATCAGTCCCATGCAGCGTGGGGTGCTGGTGGTAACGGATCCATGTTTGGTAACAGAGGAGCGAGAGGTCGTGAAGGTGTAGTCGTAGTTTATGAATACTACGGTTAATAAATAAATTACGGAGTTAATTAAAACAATGTCTAAAGTAGCAATTTGTAACGCTGAATCAGGTCAACTCACAGACATCTGCGATGAAGCAGATAAGTTTGCAATTTATGAGGGACCAGATGCAACACTTAAGTGGGTAGATGTCCCAGATGACACAACCTACGAACATTTTATGTGTAATGGTGAAGTAATTCACAGATCAACAACAGAAGATTTAAGAGTCAATGCAAATGTCGATAGGATATTAGCATATGGTGATTTCGGTGAGCAGATGGACATGCAATACCGAGATGCAGTTAATGGTACTACTGAGTGGAAAGACCATGTTGCAAATGTAAAGGCAACAACCACTAAACCAGATAGTATTCCAGCATTTGTAGAAGATCCTAAGAAAGTCCAGTTAGTTGGACGTAAGGCATGGGAACCATGGGTTGACAACTGGACTCCACCTGTGTCATAATAATCAGAGCAACTCTTCGTTATGAAAGATATTGTCGTTGTGGGAGGTGGCACCGCAGGTTGGATGACTGCTGCTACCATGGTAAAAGCATATCCAAAAGCAAACATAACTGTGTACGAAGATGAACAATCCCCTGCTACTGGGGTTGGAGAATCTACGACACAGTTTTTTCGTAAGTGGTTATATTATGTTGGAATAGAAGATGAAGAGTGGATGAAGGAGTGTGATGCTACCTATAAGATTAGTGTACAATTCCACGACTTCCATAAGAAAGGGGATCTCCCATGGCAATATCCATTTGGATTGCCTAGGACTGACACATATACCCCTGATATGTGGTTTTATAAGCAATATAAGGACAAATGGCCCTCAGATGGATTGGCAAGAGATTATTACCTAGCAGCAGAATGTGGTGCTAGAAATAAACTACCTGTTACTGATAATCCTTGGTTCAATGTCAAACACAATAGTGGATTTCATTTTAATGCAGTAAAATTTTCTGCATGGTTGAGAGATAACTATTGTTTACCTAAAGGTATTAAGCATAAGAAGAAGAAAGTTAATAAGAAGAAACTACCTAAGCATGATATATTATTTGATTGCACAGGATTTAAGTCAGTCTTTAATGATTCACCATGGGTGAGTTATGAGGACTATCTACCAAATAATAGTGCATGGGTAACACGTGTACATTATGATGATAAGAATGAGCAGATCAAACCTGTTACTGATTGCACAGCATTAAGTAGTGGATGGGTATGGAATGTACCTACCTTTGATACTATAGGTACAGGGTATGTTTATTGTGATAAGTTCATTTCGCCAGAGGATGCCCGAAATGAATTCAGGGAACATCTAACAGATAATGTACAGTCTGATTGTGGGGTATATGGAGATACAATGTTCCGTCAACTTAAATGGAAGACAGGACGTAAGGAAGAAGTATGGAAGGATAATGTAGTATCGATTGGATTATCTGCTGGTTTCATTGAACCATTAGAATCTAATGGATTGTTATCTATTCATAACTATCTCCTGATGTTGGTACGTGTGCTAGAGGATAGACCAGTACATACTCAGTTTATGAGAGATACTTTCAATGAGAATTGTAAGTATACCTTTGATGCATTTGCATCATTCGTCTCTATGCATTATGCTTGTACTCAGAGAGATGATTCACCATATTGGAAGCATGTTAGCAGTATTAAATACCCTAACCACCATATGATACAGACTGCACAGATTAATTTCTTGGAGGAGTCAAGTAACTTTGGTCAGAA